AACTGTACGTCTGGTCCATAAATACCTCTGTAGTTCTGATAAGACTTAATCCAACGTTGTTCATCGGAGTACCTAGCTTTCTCTGCACGAGAAAACCTTTCCTCAACAAGGCCAACAATGTTACCTACAGTAGGATCATCATACTGCTCAGAGTCTTTCTTGTCCTCTACAAAAGATGACTCTGAGTCATCCATGTAAAGTTCTTCTGATTCAAAATTGTCATCTTCTTCCATAGGGATTCCTTAGTAACCGAATGTTGGGTCTGATGCTTGAAACCCTGTACGTTGTGAAGCAGGATCAAAATCAAATAAACTGCTTCTAGGTCTTGTCATCACACCATACCTCAAAGCATCGTATAGGTGATCTTCCGAATTAGTATCTACGTCCTCAGGGTTTCTTTTGTCTAGAGGAATAGAGGGAAGCTGAGATATAAGATTAGTGCAACTAGAAAATATGACAAGCCTTGGTTCCTCTGTAAATTCATCAACCTGAAGTCGTCTATGTATTTCGTTCTTACCTGCTACTCTAGATCCTCTAGATCTATCCGCTGGCCTCCACTTACAACCTTTTACAATCATCTGTTCAGCAAGGCTAGGGCCAGTATCACCACGATTATGCCAAAGAGAAGAGTCAAGAACTCCATACCTAATCTTCTCATCTCGTTCTATGTCCAGGATCATGTCAGCCAAATCAGTGGCTATTATCTTAGATACATACAACTCTCTGTACACAATTAGCTGTTCAGATCCTGGAACAACTGCAATCCAGACTACACCAGTATAAGACCCATACCCATAGTCACAAGCTCTGAAACGTACCCAGTTGCTTGGTATATCGAATGGTTCAACAACGTGTATGCGTCTGTTAAACTCTGGGAAAGCTGATCCTTCGTTAATGTCCCAGTCACCTTCAAGCAACTGTCTTCGTTGATGCTCAGGCAGAGATAAAAGGTTGGCTTCATACATTCCATCTTCTGCTAGGTAGGGGTTATCAAAAAGGGTAGCAGGAATAAACTTACGTTTAAAAAGAGGTTGTCCCTCTCTACTGTGTCCTTGAGGCCATTTAATTACTTCACCGTGTTCATCTGTAGCCCAGAAAGATTGGTTAGGTGGGCTTGGGTCTAAGAAGTGTTTACGAACCCATTGGTGGCCTGGACCCCCTGGGTTGGAGGTAGCTCTCATATATAACGGTAAGCCTGAAGCTTTCGTTGCACGAAGACGTGACCTCATGTAGTTCCAAGCATACGGTGTAGGCCACTGTGTAAGTTCATCAAAACCAATCCAGTTAAAGGCTTGGCCTTGGTATCTCATAACATCGTCATCTCTGTCAAGATACGACATCCAGAGTGTAGCACCATTAGGGGCAACCCAAGTCTTATCCCTTTCCATAAACCTTATACCCGGTATAGCTTTTGGGTATAGTTGCTTACTTACAGAGATAAGTTCTCTAAGCTCTTCTGTACTACGACGAACAAGTAGCATTCGTGCATGTGGGTTTGTAAAGAACCTGACTGGATCTGCAACCAACGAATAGCTTTTTCCACCACCTGCTGCTCCTCCATATAGTACTTCTTGTTCTGTTGAAGCAAGAAACTTAGTCTGTGGACCCGGATTCGGTTGGAAGATCACCTCTTGTGTTGCCACAGAAGGGGCATCGTTCTCCATGCTCAAGGTAGATGTATTCTTCGTCTGTGTCAAGACTTCTGGTGTGCTTTCCACCAAGTCTTTCTTCTTCGATCTTCTGGCTCTTCCTTGCCGCTTCTTTATATTTTTTGGCATACTGACGGTAGTTGGACGAGGCTCTCCGTCTTTTTTCTTCCATTCTGACACGTTTGTATAACCCTACATGTGAGATGTTTCTACCAGACTGATCAGACAACCACTTAGCTACTTGTCTAACACTATAGTCTTGAAGAAATTTCTTTGCTTTTTCTAAAAGTTCTAGTTCTTCAGGGATAGGAATTAAAAGCATTTCGTCTTCTTCATCCTGTTTGTAACCAAATGGTACGTGTCTTCCTACTCTTACAACAGGATACCACTCTCCTTTTTCACCTCTAAGTGGTATCTGCCAGTCTACTTTAGTCGGGTGACTTGCTTCGGATGCTCTTTTACTCATCTTCTTTCGCAGGTAGGATGAATAATGGCTCTGTAGCTTTCACCTCTACCTTATCTGTTTTTGTAAATCCTGCACGATCTAGAATGTCTTTAGCTGCTAACATCTTTTCTTTTACACCTAGATCTGTAGGATCAGCCATAACAGAGAACATAGTATAAGCAGCCTTAGTAGACGATTGTGCTATGAACTTCTTTGTAAGGTCTGCAATCTCGTCTGTCAAGGTATTAACAATACTTGATGTAGAAACACCTTCAGCATACCCTGCTAGTTTCTTAGCTGTCACAGGATCTCCCCTAGCCTCGTCAAAGAGGACATCAAGGAACTTCTGTTGTTTCTCTGTCAGGTTTCTAGCCATTATGCCACCATGTATAATATAAATCCAAGAGTACCAAAACCTAGTGCAAGAAGTAAACTTGTTACTGTCCAAGTAAGTATTGCCTCTTGTAGTTCTGCTTTACGGTATTCTTGTTCTTTCTTTTGTTTACGAATCTTGGCCTCGATTGCCACTAGCTCGTCCCATGCCGATGGCCCCATAGTGAAAGATATATAATCCTTCAACTCTTTTCTCATGGCCTCTGCCTTACGCTTCGCAGCGAAAACTTCCAAACTTTCGGCCTCTACTGAGCCTCCTAAGGATTTCCACCAAGGAGGATTCTTAACTTGTTTCTCAGCCTGACCTAGATCAGACATATGTCCTGCCCACTTAGTTAGTTGACTGGACATATCCTGAAGATCTTTTCCTACAGCAAAGCCTTTCTTGAGAGCATTAAATGCGACAGTGGCCCCTGAAATTATAGTAACTGGATCCATCTGCCTCCTCCCAAAGACGTTAGACTTTACCTTCTCTCACGATTCTTTTGATATCTGCACGACCAATACCTAGATCGTTAAGTTCTCTGTCTGACATTCTCCAGAGGTGCATCTCAGCAATACGAGCATTTGCTTGGGCTTGTCTTGCTTCAATCATTTTATTTAGTAATCTTTTAAACATTTTCTACTCCTTGTGGTTAACCCTTATTGGGCAGGAGTAGTTATATGTTATTAGTTATACTATACTATTATAAAAAATGCAACCCCGTTACCCGACTGGGACAAATGTCTCTGTCACAGTAAGGATAGTATCTATATGTCCTGCAGAAGATGGAGTTACTTGGATCTTATCCCCAGGTTGTAAAACTAAGTCAATCTGATTAAAGCTAATATAGTCACTAGCATTAATACTTTTACCCTGTAGGAAGTGAGAAGTATATGAGTCTGCAGCTACGTACCATTCAATCTCTACAGTATTGGTAGAACCTCCACCGTTGACAACATGAATAAAGGTAACCTCTGCCACAGCATTCTCAGGGCAAGTATAGACCTCTTCTGTAGATGTGCCTGTATTGTGACCATACACTGACTTAATACGTGCAGGTTTACCCTGTTGAGAAAAAGACATTACTTCTTCACTACCTTCTTAATTGTTTTGACTACCCAAGCTTCGTTGACTTCAGTATCAGGATCATCAGCAATGAAGTGACCGTTCTCATCACGAGCACGTTCCATTACCAATTCTTCTTCTACTTTAGCCTTTTTCTTAGGGGCTGCTTTCTTCTTTGGTTTGTCCTGACCGTTAATAAAGTCAAGAACGGCAGCATCCTTTGTCTGCCATTCTCCATAGACTTTCTCAGCTAAAACGTCACCACGAGGGCCAATTACTCGATCACCTTCTAGTTTCATCTAAACAATCCTGTTGTTCTCATGTCAACCATACCACCTTTTGTGTAGCCTGACTTCTTCTTAGTCATACCACCACCCATGTAGCCTGATTTCTTTTTCTTAGCCATACCACCTTTAGAGTTTCCAGACTTCAAAGAACTCTGGTAGGCTTCCATGGCTGACTTCATAGTTTTGTACTTGTCACCATTCTCTTTGTACCAAGCATTAAACTTTTGACCTGCAGACTCTCTTTCAGATTTACCAGACATTTTGTCTTTAGCAGCTTGATTAGATTTGTTGGCTGCATCGACTTCATCTTTTTCAGCTTTAGTCATTACACCCATACCTGGACCTGCAGACTCTGAGCCTGGACGTAGCCTAGGACGTGGAGAGGAATCACGATCACTAGAACCACCAATGTCTTTACCCTTGGCATTAGCCCAAGCAGTAAGTGCTGAACCTTTGTACTTACCCTTGTTCTTTTTCTTCCAAGCATCCAAATCTTCTTTGGTGACAGCAAGTTTCTTCTTACCGTCTTTACCCATGAAATACATAGACCCTGCTTTTTTTGCAGCAGCCACACTCGTGTAATCTTTATATGAAGCCATTATTCACACCCTTTAATGCCAGTATCTAGTTTACCAGTAGACCTCGTAAGCCCACCATGTTTGTACCCCATAGCTTTAACTGCACCCGGAGCTACTTTACGCAGTGCTGTGATACCTTTGTTTGGGTTCTTACCAGTGTCTCCACCTTTACTCATACCCATGTGATATCCTTTGCCACCACAATGAGAACATCCTGCCCCTTTACATTTTGGACAAGTCATTTTCTTTTTACCTTTAGCCATGCCACCCTCTGCTGCTCTAAATTTTTTAACTTTTTTTGCTACACCTTTGGGCTGTGCTACGAACTGTTTACCCTTGGCATTGCCTTTTGCTTTTGCTGCATTGGTTGCAGCTTTCTCACTTGCACTCAAAGAGTCCCAAGCTTTATCTGGTAGATATCTTTTCTTACCTTTAGAAGGAGATCCGTCTGAGGTTCTCCACTTCTGGTCACCCCACTTCTTGAGAGACTTCTGTGGTGCTTTCATGACTTGTAGCCTCCACCCTTGGCTTTGTATTGCTTGGCTACCATCTGAGCTTTACGAGCAGACCACTGACCGGGTTTACCACCTTTAGATCCTGCTTTGACCTTAGCAACTAGATTCTTTCTCATAGTCGGCTTTGTATAGTTACCTGCAGCATTTACCTTTGATTTCTTTTTTACAGCCATTACGTATTATTTCCTTCAACCTTATGACAGTGTGGTGTAGCATAAGCACCTCCTGATCTTATGTTGATAGCTATTTGTTCAGCTTCCTCTAAACAAGCTTGCTCTGTATAGAACGGTTCTGGTTTTGCTATAATCTTACAGGATAGGGCCATAGGATCAAAGCAGACGAGTAAGATCCCGACCCACATAATATCACCACTTTACTTTGTCTGCCCAATACGCAGCAGACATTTTACCTTTGCTAATGTTCTTTGAATGACGAGCTTTAAACGATTTCCTACGGTTTGCAGACGAATCAGACTCACCCTGCTTTTTGGGAGAGCCAGATACACCTTGTTGCCCAAAGCGGATAAGCTTGTACTTACCACCTTCTGAAGCCATGACCACATGCGATTTAGTCGGGTGCTTAGGAGTTTTCTTAGGTTTGTTAACACCAGATAAACCCTCCTTCTTCATTATTGCTTTGACTCGTTCAGGTACTGCCATCTTAACCTCTGATTAATTTGTAAGGGGAACGTGGGACGTTCACTGTCTTACCCTTACCACTTTGATCTATACCTGTCGTACTTAGGATTATCTTTACGTCCAAATAACCTTAACACAAAATTCATGAAACCCCTAGCCATTTCTGTAGGGGTGGGCAACAACCAACCAAGTATGAGGAGCACAATAACCCACGGTGGTATGTTTGTGTTAAATATTTCTAGAGTTTCCACAGAACCTGTCTCAACTTCTTTTGTTGTTTGAACAACATCTCTACCTGCTGTTATCTCTTCTTCAAAGGTTACTGCAGCTTGTTTGTTCTCTTTACCTATCTGGGCATTACTGTTAACTG